GTACCAGAGTTCTTTGCACACACTGTAGGCAAAGCAGCAGTAAAGGCTATCAGAGATGCAGGCGATGTACTAGAGTTACGCTGCCCTCTCGATGGTGAATACAACGTAGGAAACAATTGGGCTGAAACCCATTGACAAAACCATACCAAAAATGGTATAATATATGTAGATCAGTTGTGATCTAAAACAGCAAGTAAACGCAACATTTCAATCAAAGGTGATAGTATGAACGAAGCAAAACCAGTAACAGTAAACGCAGAGATGATGTGGTCTAACCTTAACGAAGTGAACCGTATGTCAGGTAAGTTTCAAGTAGACCTAGCTCAACTGTCTAAAGCAGCGGTAGAAGCTCTTGAGATGCAAGGCTTGAACATACGCAGCAAAGACGGGCAGGGCAGCTACATCACCTGTAAGTCTAGCCACCCTATCCGCATCTACGACACAGACGGTGCTGAGATTCAAGGCATCCTAGTAGGCAACGGCTCTAAAGCTAAAGCAGTAATCAGTACCTATGACTGGAAGTCGCCAGCAGGACAAGCAGGACGCAGCCCTACACTGCTAAAGCTAGTAGTAACAGACTTGATTCCATACAGCGGCGGCGCAGCAGAAGTTGCTGAAGTCAATTTGGAAGAAGCTTTGTGATTTTAATTGATGCAGACATACTGGTCTACCGTGTAGGCTGGTCGTGTAATGAGAAGTCTGAGAGCAATGCCATCACTAAGATGGACGATTTAATCGAAGACATCCTAGGTCAGCTCAGTGCTGATAAGGAAACCTCACACTATGTTCTGTATCTAACTGGTCGTGGCAATTTCAGGACAGAATATGCCACTACCGCCATCTACAAAGGCAACAGGAAAGATAAGGAAAAGCCAGTACACATTCAATTACTCAGGCAACACCTTATCGACAACTGGGCTGCTGTTGTCACCGAAGGCGAAGAAGCAGATGATGCTATCGCCATTGCAGGAACGAAGCACGGTGACAAAACTATTATGGTTTCTCTGGATAAAGACTTTGATCAGATTCCAGGATGGCACTATAACTTTGTAAAGAAGAAGCGATACTACGTCACACCAGAAGAAGGTATGCTGTTCTTCTACCGCCAGATACTGATGGGTGATCGCATTGACAACATCATAGGCATCTATGGCATCGGTGAGAAGAAGTCAGCTAAGCTGCTAGAGGACTGTGTTACTGAGCAGGACTACTACAGCAAGTGCGTAGAGATGTATGACGGAGACGAAGACAGAGTGATAGAGAATGGTAGGATGCTCTGGCTTAGACGCTACGATGGCGAGATATGGAGCTTTAAAGGTGAGGAATAATGGTAGATGGACAGAGGCGAGGTTTAAGTCCTTCATCATCTCAGCACTGCGAGGCGCTCACGGTAAATGGGGCGTTAAGCACGATGCTAAGAAGACAGCTTGGGTAGAACGTGGTAAATACCAATGTGCTAACTGTAATAAGATTGGGCCAGCCACACTACCACCGCTAGAAGGACGAACTCGTAAACGTAACAACGCAGCAGTTGATCATATAGATCCAGTAGTTAACCCTGAAGTCGGCTTCGTAGATTGGAACACCTACATAAGCAGAATGTTCCTAGAAGCGTCAGGCTATCAAGTGTTGTGTTACAAGTGCCATGCTGAGAAGACAGCAGTAGAGCGCAAGAGGAGAAAGAAATGAATCAATTAGATATGCTATCGAGAACCACTGATCCTGAAACAAGTAGAGAAGCTGCTAGACAAATGATAGAGTCTGGTGCATTAAACGCACAGAGTCAGTTTGTTTACTCAGTATTAGCAGACAACCAAGGCCTAACTAGCAGGGAACTAGCTGATATAGGAGGTGGTGATGTACATCAACAAAGAGCTAGGTTTTCTCGAAGACTTCCTGATTTAATAAAGAGAGGCGTAGCTACACAAGGAGAAGCACGTATTTGCAAAGCCTGTAAAAGAACTTGCGTCACTTGGTTCTTAACTGACGAGGTTGCTTATAATGACTAAGCATCTAGTAATACCAGACACACAGGTTAAACCAGATCACCCTATTGAGCATCTACGTTGGGCTGGTCAATACGCAGCGGATAAGAAGCCAGACGTTATCATACACATTGGCGACCACTGGGACATGCCTTCACTGAGCAGCTATGACGTAGGCACACGCAGCTTTGAAGGTAGACGCTATACTAAGGACATCGCCGCTGGTATCGCAGGCATGGAAGCATTCATGGAGCCTATCAAGGAAGAGCAACAGCGTCTGATCCGTAACAAAGACAAGCGTTGGAATCCTCGCATGGTGTTCACTCTTGGTAATCACGAGAACCGCATCGAGAGAGCTATTAACGCTGATCCAAAGCTAGACGGTTTAATCAGCTACAGGGATTTTCAGTTAGAAGAGTTTGGCTGGGAAGTTTATCCATTCCTAGAGCCTGTGATCATTGACGAAATAGCTTACGCACACTACTTCACCAGTGGCGTTATGGGACGGCCTGTAAGCTCTGCTAAGCTAATGTTGCAGAAGAAGTATATGAGCTGCATCATGGGCCACGTACAGGACAGAGACATAGCCTACGCACGTAAAGCAGACGGTACTAACATGCTAGGGTTGTTTGCAGGGATCTACTACCAACACGACGAAGATTACCTAACACCACAGACTAACGGTAGCTGGTCAGGTATCTGGATGTTGAATGAAGTTGCTAACGGAGGTTGCGATGAGCTGCCAGTTAGTATAAACTACTTGAGAGATAAGTACGGAGACTAAGATGGCTCTCACATATTATGATTTGCTAGGAAGAATGAAGCTGATAGACGAGATAACACTCATAGAGATACTAGAAGTAACCTCAGAAGAGTTAGTAGACTTGTTCAGCGACAGAATTAACGATAGGTTTAACGAATTAGTAGAGGATTTTGAAGATGAGCATTAATGACGCAACACGGTTTGATTGGGATCGCTTACGAAAGCAACACCCGCCATTAGAAGTGACTAAGCCTACAATAGATGAGTCAATGATGAAGGTCTATCTTGATGCAGCCCAAGAAGAGATTAACAAAGAAGTGAAAGAAACAAAGTGGTGGAAGCAGCACATAGAGAACCTAGAGAGCCTTGACACGGAATCCTCTGTTTCCTCACAGCCTTATCAGCCTGTACCTAAAGAAGTTGAGGAGCTGCTGTCAACTGACGAAGGCCAGAAACAATGGCTGGCAGAATGGGAGGCCAAAGAAGAGTTTGACAAAGAAATGAAAGAAACAGAGTGGTGGAAGCAGCACATAGAGAACCTAGAGCGCGTAAATAAAGAAGAAAAAGAAATGTCGAAGGAAGAACTAGAGTCACAAATCTTTTATGAAGAAGAAGACATGGTAGGCGCGCCTAGGCACTACAACAC